GTATTACCAAGCGCTATATTAAAATCATTAACACCTGCTGCTAGAGTAGGTTTAGTTGAAAAAGTATTAGAAAAATCAGGTACTGATAAAAGTTTACTTCGTTCGATTGGATCTAATGTTTTAAAAAATGCTGGTTACGAAGGTGTGACCGAAGCTGCTCAAGAATTAATCAGTATATCAGCTGAAAAATTTGTAGCTAATAATCCACAGATTTTTGATAGTAAAGATTTTGATCGTGCTATGGAGTCTGCTGTTAGAGGTGCTTTAACTGGTGGTGCGTTTGGTCCTATCACAGGTATTGCTGAAAACAGACAAGCTAAGAATGAACGTCAACAAGCTGAAGATATAAAAGCTGCTCAAGAACTTCAAAAGCAACAAGAGGAAGAAGAAAGAAAAGCTAGATATTATCAGCAGTATACGCAACAAGATATGTTGCCGTTATCTAGTTCCGTTGATCAAGCAGCTCAAGCACAACAAGCCACATCTGCTCAAGGTGATTTATTTGCAGGTCCTGGTGGCGCAACTGCTGCTCCTATACCAACTCAAGAAGAACAAATAAAACCTGTAACTTATACAGCACAGGATCAACTTCCGTTTACTACTACAATAGAAGATGTTAAAGCGCAACAATTAGCAGAGTCTAAACAAGGTGACTTATTTGGTTATCCAGCGGCGCCAGAAGAACCTGTTAAATCATTAATTATTACTCCTGAGTTATTGTCTAAAGATTTAGGTGTAGGTATAACTGCAGGTAAAGATAAAAGAAATAAACAGTTGGGTATTCATGATACATTAGTAGGGCTTGATGCATATGATTTAAATCAAAACAAAATCATACAAAGACGTTTAGAAAGTCACTTTGAAAAGTACGGACCTAAAACAGAAAAAGCCGCTGCAGTTGAATCTTTTATGAATCAACTAAAACAAATTGAAACTCAATTAACCCCTCAAGAAAGGACTGAAGATGGAACCACAACTCAAGGACTTGAGCGCTCAGCAACTGGAACAAGCGATGGTGTATCTGTACGACGACAGGACGGAGTTACCGAAGGGGCTGGAGAACCTCTCGGAGATACAATGGCTTTCGGTACAACTGATACTGGAGCAGCTGCTAGAGGAGAGCAAGGTGTCGCAACATCATTAATAGATTCTGTAGAAGAAACGTATGGCCCTAATATAGGTAAACCTAAACATACTCCTAAAGATTTAGCAGACCCTGCTAATGAAATAAAAGAACCTAGATTAGATGTTGTTAGTGATTATCTAGATAAAATGGAATCGCTTTATAAAAAAATAAGTGAATTAACAACTATTTTAGATAAGGTTCCTAAAACTAGAAATCAAGGCAATTATTTTGCAAGACATATGCCTTTAGTTAATGAAAGAAATGCATTAGAAAAAGAACTTACAGCTTGGGGACAGTCTGCTCAGAAGTTTGCTGGAGATCCTTGGTCCACTCCAATGACTAAATTAGGTGATTATATTTCTAGATTAACATATTTTTATCCTAATCAAGAAGAACGTTTTAGTAAAACACGCGAATATATTAAAGAATTAGAAGCTAGAAAACAAACACAACCAAAAACACCTGAAGTTAAACCTATAACTAAAAAAGAATTACAACAAGCTCAAGGTGCTGCACAAGTAGCTATTAGTAATGAACCTGTAGGTGATACTTTTGATGCTTTAAGTTCTACTATTTCTTATAATGAACTTTCATCTAAACTTAAAAGAGACGTTCGTGCTTTAAAAAATAAGAATCAATTAAATCAAGAAGCTGCTGATACTATCATTAAAATGCATAGAAACGAGTTAGCTGAAAAGGTAGCTAAGAAAGTTAACTTACCTGAAAAAAGTTTATTTGAAGAAGAATCTAAAGCAGAAAGAAAAGAAAAAGAAGCACGTATGGAACAAGAAGGTGCTTTTGAATCTACAATCTTGCCTAAAGATATAGAATTATCTGCATTTCAAAAACAATTTGGTGAAGATAAAACTGTAGGTCAAGCATTAAAACGTTTACTCAAACAAAAGAAAAGTAAAAACTTTCCTGGTTTAAACATCCCACAAAAAATACTAGTTAACGCATTATTAAAAATACCTGGTATTGCGGAAATGAACTTTGGTGTATTTAAACATCCTGACTCAAGACGTGGTAATAAATTACAACGCTATGAAGAAATTAGAAGCATTATAGGTGAACGTCAAGTACCTAAAACTACACCTATTAAAGATGCTAATGGTCGTGTAATTGGCGAATCTGATGTATTCTATGAAACCGAACCTATTTATGGTGGTGAATATGACGAAAAAACAAACATTGTTAAGCTATATCAAAGTAGCACTGTTAATACTTTGTTACATGAAGTTGTACATGCTGCTACTGTAAAAGTACTTAAGAACAATATTATAAACGGCGTAGGCGTTACACCACTAGGTAAAAAGATTATGCGTATTTATAACGCAGCTCAAGAAGCTGCTGACGCAAAAAGTAAACGCTATGGTTTAGAAAACGTATACGAATTTATTGCAGAAGCATTTAGTAGTCCTGATTTCCAAAACTTCTTAGCTAACCAACCATCAATCACTGGGGCTAAGCCAAGCTTAAAAAATAAGTTAACTTCGTTGTTTAATGACTTATTTGCAGCAATTAAAGATATGTTAGGTGTACCTAAAGCTGCACAATCATTATTAGGCGATGTGTTTGATTTAAGTTCATCCTTATTTAAAGGACCTAATGTAGCTCTTACGCCAGCGGCTCAAGTAGCTGCTGATTTAGCCACAGAACCTACAAGTCATTATTCATTGAGCATGCCTGCAAGTGATACTGCAGCATCAATAGATTTAATGAACTCTCCTAATTTAATTTATGCAAATCTACCTACATTTAAAGAAGGTATTATGGGTAAAGGTAAAGATCTTGTATCTAAACTACCTTCCTCACTACGTAAAGTATTTTTAGGATTTACATCTCTAGGTGATTTAGATGAAATGTACGGTGCTACATTACCATCTATTAAAGATTTAGATACTCAGTTAAAACTTCGTGGCCATACTCATAAGAACTATAAAGATGCTATAGACCACGTAGCTAACAATGGTATCAAAGCTCTAAAAGGTAAACCACCCGCAGTTGTTAAACGCTTTAACTTCGTGGCACATGAGTTATCAAGATTAAATATTGATCCAAGACCAGGTAAAGGCAACGATAATCATCCTATGGTTCAGGCATGGAAAGCACTGCCAGCTGACCTACAAAAAGCAGGAATAGAAATTGTTGAGTCATATGAAAAAATGGTTAATGAGATGATTGATTTTCTAGCAGAATCAACACCTGGTAGCGGCAAAGCTTTAAGAGATAAGTTTGAGTCTAAAAAACTACCTTTCTATTTCCCATTCTTACGTCAAGGTAATTACTGGATTCAGTTTACCGATGGCAACAATGATACTGTGTCTTTAGCATATGATAATCCTAGACAACAAAAACTCATGCATGATCATTTAAAATCTAAAGGAGCTAAAGATTTACGTGCTTTTAGTAGAATAGAACAAATAACTCGTGCATCATCCCCACCTGTTGGTTTTATGGCAGATATAGTTAAGATCATGGAACAAGGTGGAGCAAGTCCTGAAGTTATTGAAAAAGCATATCAGTCCTATATTACTTTGTTCCCAGCAGAGTCTTTACGTCAACAGTTCAGACAACGTGAAGGTACACTAGGCTTCATTGGTGATGTTGTTCAAGGGTATGCAACAGTTGCACCTAAAATGGCAACTCAATTAGCTAATCTTAAGCATGGACCTGATATTGATAAAGCGTATTCAGCAGTGCAAACAGAAGCTGGTAATGATGGGTCTGCTGTAGCAATTGATGTAATGAGTGAACTTAGTAAACGTCGTGACTTCTTTCAAAACCCTATAGCTGCTCCATGGGTTTATGGTGCAAGCGGTGTTAACTTCTTTTATAGTATTGCAGGTAACATATCATCAGCACTTGTTAACGTATCTATACTACCTACTATAGTATTACCACAACTAGCCATTAATCCTATAACAGGTAAATATGAATATGGTAAAGCTTTAAGTGCTTTAAATGAAGCAAGAAGATTGTTTTATAAAGGTGGTCAAGATACATCTAGAGATTATTTTACTATAAGAACCTTTGGTAAAAATGATAACTTATCACCAGATTTAAAAGCTTTATATGATACTGCAATTAAAATGGGCACTATTCAATACAGTATTGGTCGTGATTTAAATGATATTAGTAAAGCACCATCAGATCAATATAGTGATCGTATGAATAAAGTAAGTACGTTTTTAGGTTTTACTTTTGAAGCTACTGAAAGATTTAACCGTGAAGTAACTCTTATTGCTGCTTACAAACTAGCTAAGGCTAATGGCATGGATACTAACGCTGCTATTGATCATGCAGTAAGATTTACAACAAAAATACATACTGAAGCTGTTCCTGAATCAGGTGCTAGATTCTTACAAGCAGGTTTACCTAAAGTAATGCTTATATTTAAACGTTTTGCTATGGCTCAAATATTTAATATTTACACATTGTTTAACGCTGCTAAAAATGGCATGTCTCCTATGGAAAAGAAAGTAGCACGTCGTCAACTTATTGGTATCTATGGAATGAACTTTGCTTTAGCAGGATTACAAGGTGTTCCTTTATATGGAGCTGTTCAAGTATTAGCTAATATGTTATTTGCAGACGATGACGAACCTTATGATTTAGATCAAGAAATTAGAGAGTCATTTGGTATGTTAGGGTATAAAGGACCTACTAATTTAATATTTGGTATAGACATAGCTTCTAGAACAGGTTTTAATGGCATGGTATGGAGAGATGATCCTAAACGACTTGCAGAAGTTGGTTATGCATCATACTTTATAGAACATTTATTTGGTCCTACATTTAGTACTGGTAAAACAGTATTACAAGATGGTCCAGCTATGATAGCTAATGGTCAATGGGAACGTGGTTTAGAAAAGATGTTACCATCATTTATTAAGAATCCATTAAAAGCTTTACGTTTTGCAACAGAAGGAGCTAAAAATCCTAATGGTGCATCTCTTGTTGATGATGTAAATGGATATAATCAGTTTATGCAGTTTTTTGGATTTACTCCAGAAAATGTATCAGAAGCTTATATTGAAGGCAGCTTTAAAAAACAAGTTGATTCAAAACTTTTAAAAAGACGTGATGGATTACTTGATGCTTTGTACCTAGCTAAATCTAATGGTGACGTAGATTCTGAAGATAAGATCTATGAAAAAATTGAAAGGTTTAATGAAAAAAATCCAGATAGACCTTACGTTATAACAAACAGTGGTATAAACACATCTATGAAAGCTCGTGAAAAAGCAATAAACGATAGCGTAAATGGTGTTTATTTATCTCCTAGAGCACTACAAGCTATTGAAGCTAAATACGGCAGCTAGTCTATAATCGCCATACTCTTACACCCATAACACCGTTTTCTACAACAACCTTATGGACGTATTCAAATTCTAATCGCTTGCTTTCCCTATCAATAGCATAAATAGCAGACTTAGTATCTACTGCAGGTATAAAGATACTTGTACCGGGATGAAACTCAGGCCAATTAATTTGGTAATCTACGCCGTTAGTTAACACTTCGTGGCATATCCAAAGGTAAGTTATTAGTCTTAATATCATCAAATGATGAGTTATCAATCCATAAGCAACGTTGTTTACCACCGCTTATATCTAGACCTTTATGCATAATTTTATTCTCCCCAGACATTCTGTGTAAAAGATTATTGTTTTTTAACTGCTTAACAAAATCTTCATAATCTACATTTCCAAGCAATTTTAAATGTTGGCGCATTATACTACATGGAATGTAAATTGTATTAGTATCAGGTTCAATTCTGACTCGTAACTCATTGAATGGTTTCACTAAAGGGGCTTCTTGAATACCTGTTCTAGAGTCAACCTTACTATTAATAACTAATGTGTTCTTTAAATTTTCATGCAAGAAAGATGTTAGGGTTTCTAAAGCATCAAAATCTTGCACTTTTAATTGTTCTCTTGATGCATCTAAAGCTTTTCTAACAGCTTCTTGAACAGGGACAGGATCAATATTATGTATGCCTAATTGACGTGCTATCTTAGCCCCTAAAAATACCGCAGCTAAAGTAGATGAATATTTACGTTCACGACCTGTAATGTTCCAAGCTTTATCTATAGCTTTTTGTGTTTCTTTTAATGCTACTTTAATAGAGTCTAAATTAGCTATAATCCATTGAGCAAATATCTCACCTGCATGGCCATAGTTATCAAACAATAATTCAAAGTATTCATCAGCTTGTTCTTTAGTAAGTGTTTTATCTTCATCAATACGTATTTGTAAGAACCTAGCCATTTCACCTGATGCTTTAGCATTTTCAGAAAACACTACAGTTCTAAAGTCTTTATTACTTGATACAACAGATATAAGATTAAACACAGTATCGTTATGACGTTCTTTATTTTTACCGCTACTATCCATACGATTTTTACCACGTCCTGTAGCCATAAATTTTAAATAGTCGTGTAGTTGATCTGCATTTACTTTTGTAAATTCATCTACCGCTGCAGCTAAGTTATTCATGTAACCCATACGATTAATAACAGCATTACCTGTATCACCCCATACTTGTATAACATTTGCATTCATAGCTGGGTTACCTATAACACTTGTCATAGCTTGTAAGATCGTAGACTTACCTTGACCTGAGTCAGGATTGTATAAATTAATTACTGTAGAACTTTCTTTTGATTTAAAGAATGGCATCAGTAAAGAACCAAACGCACAGAAGAAACCAAATGCACGTAATTCCATACCAGGTCTTTCATATACTGATATAGCTTTCTTCCATAAATCATAAGAACCTTTTTTAACCAAAGATACTGCTATATCTTTTAAGTCTTCTGATACAGGAACAAATTTAACACCAAAGGCACTTATCTCTCTATTACCAATTAAAATCTTTTTGTAATCTTTAGTCCATCCAAATTGTTTATACATAAGAGTTGATGGCTTTTGTTTTTGTTGTGCTGCAATAACCGCCATAATATAGTAAATTACTTCATCAAGTTGTTTACCATTTCTAACAATACCTTTAGCAGCTAAAATCTTACGAGCCTCATCACGAGATAGTAATTGAGTTAAGGGCGCAATAAATTCTTGAACACCATCTTGTGGTAGATGTATCTTAAACCATGCACAAAAACCCGCTGCATCTTTATCATTTAAAATTTCAACAAGATAAAAATCATAATCATAAATAAGAACAGCTTCATCTTCTTCATTATCTACTGTTTTATATACGCCACCATTTTTACCTCTAAAGTATGGAAATGGAAAATCAGGCACATGATAAGTAACAGTTTCGCCTAATGCTTCAGACTTAGCTTGTATAACATTATCAGCACCTTTAGCACGTAAAATAACTCTACCTAATTCTATAGGTGATGTTATCTTACCCTTGTGGCTACAACCTTCACATCCTTCAGGTCTTAAACTTTCAAATTGTTTACATGTGTGAGGTCCTGGAATAGCGTTTGCTTTTGCTTCTGTTTTAGCATAATCGTAATCAGGATGACGTTTTGATATGTTGTGAATAGCTGCTTCAGAATCTTCACAATATGCGGCAATAGATAAACCTGATCTCCATAAAGGTTCTTCTATAGATGCTTGTTTAGTTACAATATGAGTTAGTTGTGGGCAGCCATCATCTTTACTGCATCGTTCTAATATCTTTCTAAACTTAGAAGAGTTGTTACCTAAAATAGCTTTTGTGGCTTCATCTAAAGGGCGTTTTTGTTTAGGTTTATCTGTTAGATGTATAGGTATAAGTCTAGCTAATTCATCAAACGGTGTAGGTTTGCCTTCGTTAAGAACAACAACAGTTACAGGATTAGTTTCATCTTTAAAGTTTTTAGTTCCTGGGACTCTAAGAATACGTGCCATATCAGCAGTGCATGCGCCGTCTGCTTTTAATCCATGTTTAACACATAAAAACTTAAGCCCTTCAGCTACAGGTTTCCATATAGCTTTATCTATAGGTTCTGTTAAAGTCCAATAACAATGTATACCATTACCTGAGTCAACGATTGTAGGTGCAGGTAATCCTGTAATGTCTGTAAATGATCTTAAAGCTACTAAAGCCTCGTCTTTAGATTCATAGTCTTTCCACTTACGTTTTTTAGTATCAAAGCCACAATCAATATCTAACCAAAATATTCGTTGTTCTTTAGCGTTAATACCTTTTCGTTCTGTAGCTTCTATCCATGATGAGCATGCAAAATATACATCTTGTTTATCATCTAAAAATTTATTAGATACTTCAATAGCTTCATTAATAGAATTTACAAATTTAGGTGTAACTATATTTTTTTGATCTTTGCCTAGAATACAATAGTATCCACTGTCAGGCCATACACTTTGTAAAAATTCTTTGGTTTGCATTATTCTCTCGAAATAAAGTTTTTATTGGTGCTATCTTATGCAAACGACAGATAGCGGTGCCGTTTTCGACTGACCTATAGGATATTTTTAGGTCACTCACTTGCATTGTGAGAACTTTACTGTCTTAACTTGTTTACAAGTTCCATGACTTTTGGTTCCATGTGTCTAGATGGTTTTGTTATACCAGAGAACCAATCATACACTGTTTGTCGTGAAACGTTAAGTTCTTTTGCTACTTGACTTACGGGATATTTTAAGGCAATACATACTTGTCCTAACAAAGTCCCTACAGAGTCTTTTGCTTTCTTATTGTTTTCAATTATAGTTTGTGAATAACCACGCATTATGAAGTCCAATCTGATACTAAATCATCTAAACTTACATCACCTTGATCTACTTTTGGAGCAGGTTTAGGTTGTGGTTTTTCAGATGCTCTGATAGTAGGTTCAGGAATATCATCTTCAACTTTTGGTGCGGCTACTTGAGGACGTTGAATAGGTTGTTGTTTTCTTTGTTCAAACTCTTCACCATCATCTTCTTTATTTGTGTTTACTGATAATGTAACTGCACGCTTAGCTTCTTCTGATTTAGATTTAACTTCACATGTAGCATACTCTTCGTCATTAAGTATTCTAATTGCTTTAAATCCAATTTTAGTACTTGATGAGTCTTCATCAAAAGATACTCGTGATACTACAGACATTAAGTTTTGACCATTAGCGCGAACATAGTCTGTATATTCATGTAGAGGTTTACGATCTTTAGTACCATTACCAAATATTGATTGAGCAGGTAAAGTCATTTGATATACTTCACCATTCATATCATCAACACGAACTACAGCTATACGACGACTAAATCTACAAGCTTTTGTGCCGTTTGCTCCTGAACCTTTAATGTTTTGTGGACAAGCTAAACAAGTATCTGCTTGTTTTTCTGTTACTGCATCATCAGGTTTTTGGCTATCAGATGACCAGCATGTTGGTGGGGGCATCTTTTCACCTGGCATGTATGCTTTAGAAAAATACATTCTGTGCACATAAGGTGATGCATTAACGATAACTACATCAAGAGCGTCTTGATTAGACTTCTCAACTTCTTTACCATTAACCATTAATCTAAATTTACCACCTCGTATAGAAATACGTTTTGCTGTGGTTGAACTTCCTGTAATATTTGCAGTAAAGCCATCATCTCTACGAGTGTGTGTTGCTACTGCAGTGCTACCAAATATATCTAAATCTGTACTCATATGTTCTCCTTGTTATCTCTACTTTTAGTTATTCTTACTGTATATTCACTTGTTGCTTGTAAACCTGGTGGGTGTTTATCAGGGTTTTGCTCTAAGTATTCTTTTATAGCGGACTGCACTAGTTTCTTTTCAAAGAATTCAGGTAGTTTATTTTCTAATATAAAGTCATACATACTATTCCAATCAGATGTCCAATATTTTGTTTTTAGTATGCGCGATATAGTGCCTGCTTTTGTTTTTAAACTAGATACATTCAATGTTCTACACGCTTCGTTAAGTGCCATATCTACTTGATCTCTTTGCACTTTAATATCAGATATTTGCTTTTCTAATTCAGCAATTTTATCTCTCATATTAATTGAAGCTTGCATGAGCTTTTCTATTTTGTTGTCATCTAATTCCACATTCTCTCCTTTCATTAATTAAGGATAACAGTATAACACAGTTATTTACAATGTCAACTAATTTTTCGTATTTCATAAATGTCTTTGCCATCAGTAGCTAATACCCATAAAGCAAACTTCAATCGTTCTTCAGGTGTTGAGTTACCTTTCATCACATTAGCCTTGTTACTTATAACTTGAACGTTACCTTTTATATATCCTTTACTGTTATCAATCCTGTCAATAGAAGGGGATGTAGTTTTGGGGCCTAATTTATCTGTTACTTCTTTAATAATAGGTATACCTAAAATAGGACATATAATAGGTATTACAATGTCAGAAAGATCTATATTAAATTCCATTCCTGATTTTTTACATCTCTGTTTGACCCCTGCAATTAAACATTTTTCAGGATTATTTCTAACATGTTTATATCTATGTTCATTCTTTCGACCTGGATGTTTAAGACTCCATTCTTTTTGATATGCATTTAATCTATCTTTGTTTTTTAAACGCCACTTTCTTTGATATTCTTTTTCTTTTTCAGGAGTGTTATAAGGCATCTTCAAACTCCTCTTTGTAAAGATCAACTAATTTAGTGTGCGTATCAATTTTGTTTTGTAACATTTTATAAATTTTTTGTTCTACGGGCGAACCTTGTAGGTGCACTACGGTCATCTTATTTTTTTGTCCAGCTCTATCCATACGAGCACAACATTGTATGTATGTTTCAACTGACATAACAGGTGACCAAAACACGACTACGTTAGCTGCGTGGAGTGTAACTCCATGAGATGCAGCTTGTGGTTGAATAACTAAAACTTGTGGGTTTTTAGTTTCTTGAAAATTCTTGAAAATCTCTGTGCGTTTATTCATAGATACATCACCATGTATAGCCTCACAGGTTATATGTTCTTTATTTAACTCTCCCATAATCTTTTCAATACTGTGACGGAAAGGACAAAAAATAATAACTTTGTGGCTTGCTTCATCTATAATTTCTTTTAATGCTGTCATTCTGTTTGATACATCAAACTCAACAATTTCTTTAGTGTCTGAATATATCGCCCCTGCACTTACTTGTAGTAGTTTGGTAAGCATAACCCCTGCATTAACCGCAGTTACATCCTCTCCACCAGCTTCCATATAAAAATCTTTTTTTAGTTTTTTATAGTATTTGTCTTGTTGTGGAGTTAAAGGGACTTCACGAGTGGTATATAAAATATCAGGTAAATCTAAACACTCGTCTTTTGTGTATCGTATGGCAGGTTGTAGTGTTTTAAATACTATATCCTGTGCATTAAATCTAGGCACCCAGGTGAACTGGCTAACTTTCTGCATAACCATATCCTTAAATGTTCCTGCAAATTTAGGGACGGATGCGGGGTTCACAAGTCTAGCCAGTCCATATGCGTCAGCTGGAGATTGAGCAGCGGGTGTTCCTGTCATAAGCCATAACCATGTATCAGGTGTTACCACACGATTTAATGACTTCCAGCGACGTGTCGTGACAGTCTTGACATAGTTTGCCTCATCGACAACTATTAAATCAAAACCGCCAGATTTGATTTCTTTCTCTACAATTTCTATACCATCATAATTAATGATAACTACGTCTGTATTTTCTGCAAATACTTTCTTTCTTTTTTCAGCTGATCCATGTGCAATACCTACGGATCTGTGCATAGCTGTTTTAAAAAAATCTGATTGCCATGCTGCTTGCATAATAGATAATGGGCACACTACTAACATGCGTCTAATTTTTCCTAGATTCATTAAGTAGTCAGCAGACCATATTACTGCTGATGTTTTACCTGTGCCTGCTTCTGATAAACAATAAGCACGTTTATGCGCAGATAAAAATTGAGCTGTTATTTTTTGATGTTCAAAAGGTTTATGTATTCCTGGAAAGTTATAGTCACGTGTTATAGGTGACGGTGGATTTTTAACTTTCATACCTGATAATGTTAATACTTCATCAAGCCCCCAATTTACTACAACTTGAGTAACTCCATTATCATATGTTTTTATAATTTTACTTTTAGGTATCTTACCTAATATTAATTCAGGGCGTTTTGTATTTACAATCAACGCTTTATCTTTATAAACTTCCAATGCAATCTCCTAAGGTAAAAATAGACGTGCCACCGAGAGAGGTAGTGACACGTCTACACACTGCAGTGTTAACACATAGATCGAAAGGCTTTACGGAAAGCTTCTATTGTTAACTGACGTGGTTTTTACGCACTCACGCCTTGCGTTGCGAAACTTATTTTTTCTTAGTTACGTTTCTCTTTAACGAACCATCACTATTTCGTGGGAACGAACTGTTCTCACTCTTACTTCTAATTCTCATATTACTAGGGGTATTACTACCACCTTTACTTAGAGGAACGATATGATCTACATCTTTACCGTCACCCTTTGATACTTTACCAGCTTTTATCATCATTCGTCTAGCTTTATTTCTAGCTACACGCTTTTTAATTTGGTCAGGTTGTGATTTGTATTCGTTTTCTTTTTGATAATCTCTTGCCATTATTTTCCCCAATGTGAGCATGATTGAACTGGACAGAATTTCCTACAAGCAAAATTAGGGACTGCATTAAAAGTACCTGATTTATGGGCGGCATCTATCCTATACGTTATTTTACCCCATTCTTCAAACATATCATCTATTTTATCAGATGTGTAGTCTTCTTTCAATATCTCTTTACTTACCAAAAATACCAACCCAGACTTGATTTTTTGCATATCTGGAAAGTGTTTAAATATAGCTACACTAAATAAAGATAGTTGTCTAGTATCTGCATACTGACTTGATTTGCCTGTTTTATAATCAATTAAAGTAGCTACCTTGTTTTCAGGGTTTATAACTAATAAATCTATTACCCCACGCCACCATACATTTGAAGCAAAAAAATCACAAGGTTCTAAATCTTTTGTCAAGCCTAATTTATATTCACAATATTTGTCGCCTGGAATAGATATTAATTTGTCAAGCGTTGGTTTAAACATTTCAAACTTGACAGGAAGTGGAGTTGCGTTCTTAACATATAACTCACAAGCTTTGTGAACTTCGTTACCATAAAGAAAATGTTCTGTATTTGGGTCTTGCTTAATATCTTTTGCTACATACAGATGGTAGTATTGCTTGGGACATTTCTCAAATGTAGTAGCACTTGAGTAAGACCACGTTTTAAATTCAGCCATTTATTTTCCTTAAATTGTTTATCTTTTAAAACCTAGATCGTTGTTAAATAATGGATCTGCATTTATATTAAATCTTGGGTCTGCGTTTATATTAAATCTTGGGTCTGCGTTTATATTAAAGCTTGGGTCTGCGTTTATATTAAATCTTGGGTCTGCATATATGTTAAATCGGGAGTCACCAAATATATTTCCTCCTTCAGAATTAACCCATCTACCTGCAGCATCCAAATACATCTTTGGTTCTGATTGCACATAAGACGTGCATGATAAAATTAATATTCCAAACAATAACTTTTTAGACATTTAATAACTTTCTATTAAGTTCTTGAACAAGCTTAGCACGTTTTTTACCTTCGGGCTTTTTATTTAATTCAACTTCTAGCTGCTTAATAGTGTATGCTTTATATCTTGGTCGACCATTACGGGTCAACATAGGATTAGCATGTCGTCTACTTTTGTGTATTTGTTGTGTTGCCATCTTCTACCTTTTCTACTTCACCTGTTGATTTATTAAGTTGATATTCATAGTGTAAACCATCGTTACCATTCTGACCTACTACGTCAATCCGAGACTCTTCGTATTCATGTGCATGTGGAGATACGTCCTCGCTTGGTTTTTTCTTTCTAAATATCAAATCAAAGTTTTTTTCAAACTGTTCGTTGTTTGGTTTAGACTGTAACCAATCACCTGTTATGTCATTCTGTGCTGTTTTTTTCATACTGTTCCTTTACATCATCTACAAGCTGATTAAATGTTAATTCATCTTTATTTTTAAGAAAATCAATACTTAATAAAAATCTAGTGCTTTCAAAATTATACACTGTGTGATTATTTTGTGTATTAAATATGTAGTAAGTGATAGGTTTATATTTAAGTTCTTCTATTTTAAAAGCAGGTTTACTTGTATCATCTGCAAACACACATACACTTCTAACGTGTGGTGTAAGTAACATATTTATACCAACACCTCGTCTTGTATCTTTATGCCAATTATAACAAGTGTAAGGATCTAGTTTTATCACACCTGCAAGAAACTCATATTTCGTATGCAGCCATTTAAAAAAATTATCTTCGGTAATTATATCTGGCGGTATGGGTTTAGCACTGAAATTATAATAAGGAAACCATGAAGTTGAACTAAACGCATAATCTAATAATTTGTTAGCTATAGTTGACTTAATCCCTATCTCATAATAATTCATTACTTAGCATCCATATAATTATCACCAATTCCTACTTCACAGCCTAGTGGTAGATCACTACACCATTCGGGTGCAGTAGTCATACACTTCTCAACGTAAGCTTTACATTCATCTACTTCTTCATCTTTACACAACATCACAAGTTCATCATGCACCGTCATAACGACAGGATACTTTTTCGCTACTTGTATTAATTGTTCCCCTATTATATCACGAGCCAACGATTGTATACAACGTTGAAATGTTTTAGACGGGTGTATGTATTCAGGAATTATTGTTCTACCCATCAGCTTATCATAAACCCATGACTCGCCTGTATCTGTTTTTAGTTTCCTAAGGTTAGGTAATCCCAACATCATGCCATTAGGTTTCATCATACCTTCATGTGGAACACTTTCAATAATTTCACCATTACCCATACGATAGTGTTGACCTGCTCTAACACTTTCTAACATTGTGCCTGCATCAGCCCAAGCTTCAACAAGTTCAGGATTAGCACGTCTGTAAGCATAGACAATATTTTTAACTTCGTTTATATCTTTCTCAACACCACCTTGTTTTAAGATTGAGTGCATCTTGTTCGCACCTACACCATAGATACCTGATAAGTTTACTACCTTAAAGATAAACCTAAGGTCTTTGTTAACTTCGTTGTATGGTGTTCCTGTAATCTCACTAGCTGATTGTTTATACAAATCAATACCATCTTTAATCTGCTGTATCTTTCCATGTGACTTAGCAAACCAATAGGCTAACCTTAACTCAATGTTACTTAAGTCAGACGCTACAATCTTATAACCTTTTGGTGCACATATAGCTCGTCTAAGCTCAGATGTTCTTGGTAAATTCTGCAAGTTAATCCCATCAACGCCTGACCATCGATGGGATACCACTGCCCCTGAATATTTTAATGGAACGGGTAACTTACCTCTGTTAGCTATTAAAATAAAGTTTTCTGTACGGGTTTCTTCGAGCGTAGATTTATTGCCAATACGCGCTGCAGCAAGTGCTTGCACAAATGGGTTCTCATGATCCAATAAATCTTTAAATCCTTCATCAGTCTTTGCAAAAGCATATGTTTCCTTTCCTGTAGTTGCACTAATTTTAGTGGGGGGTGTAACACCTTGTTCAATAAGTAACTCAGCAAACTTAGGGTTACTCATTAATAATTCTTTTTCAACGGTTACTTTAGCTAGTAGCTTTTCTTTAGCTTCTTTAACTTCGTGGAGATGTTTAATCAGTAGACCTTTATTAAGTTCTAACTTAGGTTCTGTAAACATACGGATAGTTAAATCAATAAGCTTCATCTCTGGTGCAGTAAACTTATCTTTTAACTCATTGAATAGTTCATAGGTTAGTTCTACGTCATTAATACAATACCTAGCGTAAGAACCCATCTCGCTTGATGTAAAATCTGCACGTCTTTTACCTAATGCATCTAATACTTCTGTGCCTTTCTCACCTAAGTTATATAGCTTAGATAGATTAGCTAATGATACAGACTCAGTTAAACCATGTAGTATTTGAGCCATACTCATAGTATCAAATAAACCTAATGGGTGTATATCAAACTTCCATGAAAGAATAGCCGCATCAAACCTCATGTTATGTCCTAACACAAAGTGTTCATGCATATTGTATGAGTCTAGGAAAGCTTTGGTCTCAGCGTGTGTTCCTGTAAACCATTTAGTAACACCCTTATCCTTAACAGCTACACCTATGACTTCAAACTTCTCATCACGTATATACTGCTCGGTGGTAAACTTCTTTAACCCATACTCTTTATCGTAATAGGTTTCGAAGTCAATCGTAATTAAGTTAGGCATCGGTATCCCACCATTTTAAATAAATTAAATATCCTATAACACCTAACACTATGATTGGCATGATTACAATTAATTCTGCTACATCTTTAGCTAACCAAAACTTTATATATTCAAACATGTTTTTTCCTCTTCCTTCTTTTTTCTTCTACATGGTATTTGGCAAGTTCTTCCATGTAGTGTTTAAAAGTTAAACCTAATTTCTTTGCCATTTTTTTTACAGCGGGCATATATATCTCAAACTGAACAATCTTCTTGCCATTCTTATCTCTTACTATGGCTTGCATTAATTATCCCCTGCATGTAGTATTTCGTATTGAGCCATAGCTAAAGCACCTACTACCTTAATGCCATCAGTGATACCACTGTTATTAATAGAGTATCTGCCTTCTCTAAAGCCTATGACTAATACTTCATCGTATTCTTCGTCCATAGCACTTGTTAAAATATCTAATACCTCTTCTTTCTTTTTATTTGGTATCTTAGTTACTTTCATCTTCTGTCTCCAATTTTATTTTGCCTATGTATGTCCATTTAGTATTTAGTTTTATTGGCGAAAATTCATAGTCATCGTCTAAATACACATATAAATATTGTGGCTTTTTAGGTTGTTTCGTTTTATTTTTCTTTTGTTTTGTAAAAGCATCTTTTCCCCAGCCAAGTAACATTATTTCCCCCTAACGCGGGCTTTGACTGCATGCTCATAGATAGCCGCGATGTCAATAACTTCTTCTGACTTTAATCCTTTGGGTCTGATTTTAATGAAATTTAAATGCACTGTTACGATTAAATTACGTTCGCCACGATCGAATGTCGTAGCAGAAGTCTCCCTGACGGTAGGCTTCGTTGACTTTGTTGCCATAACTCTCTCCTTTTATTTGCGTCTATTGACGTTATAGTCCCAATCATCGGCACAATCTTTATCGCACCAACGTCTTGAGTCGTTAAGTTTCGAGCCACAATTTAAACAGTGACCCGTCCCTTGTATATACTTTATACGATCCATTTCCTTACGGCGAATGGCGTCTTCAAGTTCTATTCTTTCTTGTGTTTTATCTGCATCATCGGACATTTTTATGTTTTTGTATTACCAAGCGAATTATGAATAAGTCAAGCACTAGAGAAAATATATACGGCTCGTCTTCCTCTAGAAATTTAAGTTCTAATCCTACCATAACTCCTGATATTAGTCCAAACCCAAATGCCCACACTATTTATTTTTCCATTTATCCAACACTGCTTGTTTTTCAGCAAAGGATACTAACCTATTAACATACCACTGTGCTTTCTTTAAGTCTTGTAGGGCATTGTCTTTATATCCTATCCTTGACAAATACTTTAATGCGGTTAAACGTAAATGTCCTGCATATTCTTCGGGTGTTGACTTAGCTTCCATATAATCAATAGCTTCAATCCCACCTCGAGTATAATGTGGTGGTTGATTGACCATATCTTGTTCTGTGGCTCTACCTCCCCCTAACTTTTTAGCAAGTTGGTATATCTTATCTGTAGCTAAATCTAATCTATATTTTGGTCTCGCCATTTTTGTCTCCTTGTATTTATTTAATATTGCTTTTAATCTTGTCATGTAATCATCTCCAATTTATTTTTTAATAGTTCTAAATCATTTTCATTTACTACCATAGCTATACCTTCATTGTTACGTATAGCTTCAAGATTTCTATACTGTAGTTCTGTAGGGCGATTGTTTCCCGCCTTACATTCAATACCTACAAAACGACCTCTTACACACGCAACTATATCAGGCACACCTACACTTGAGTATGCTCCTGCAATAGGAAAGAAGTAGTATATACCTCTCTCCTTTAGCAGTTTAACTACCTGTTGTTTAACCCACTTTTCTTTAACAGGTTGCTTCATGTAGGCATTTCCATAATTCGTCTTACAACTTCAGCTTTCTTATTATGGTATTCCATAGCCTTTTGGTCTAATAGTTTTCGATCTATCTGTTTTTTAAACGCTGTATCTATTCGTAACATAGCTGCTTTGTAATCTAGATAAACAGCATCAGTAGAGTTCTCAGGAATAATAAAAAATTGTCCGTCTCTTACACCAACATTTTCTATAAACTTACTCGGTTCTGCTAGCTTTAGTATGGCAATCTTTTCTTTATCCTCTTGTGACACGATGGGTGAATTCTCATCCATAACGTGAAATATTTTCATATGTTCTCCATAATTTGATTGACCTTGTTTAGAATTTCTTGACGAGCACCTGGACTTACACGTAATTCATCAGCAGTAACACCTACTAACGATTGTTCAAGTGAACGTCTTGCTTGTTCTAATTTAGGGTCTTTTGTTACATTAAGCCTTGTTAATAGATTTGTCAACTCTAATGCATTATCAACTAAACTATTTCTAAATATCTTTTTGTCGTCACCACTTAGTCTATCAACCATATGTTCTAGTGTAGTATGTAACCTAGACCATGCATCAGACATCGCAGCTTCTACACGACCTTCATACGCCTTCTGATATTCTTTCTGCATTTCATCTCTGATGTCATCAGCAATATCAACACGGAAATCATTTGTTTCAGGCACAGGCATAATAGTATATCTTAAACTAAACTTATTTGCAATCTTATCTGCATCGGGATACTCTGACCTATCAAACAGATTACCTAGTTTATATACCATACCATGAATAATGTTTGGATACTGTTGTATAAACGTATTGATACGTGATTTAAACTCAGCTTCATATACACCTAGTTGTTGTTTGTAATCAAAGAAGTTATTCATAGGTAACAATCTTGTGCCTGTGTCTGACCATGGTAGCGTTTGTCTGCCATGCCAATCACGAATTTCATTCGCTAGTTTGGTAATAGCTTCAAGTTGGTCTGAACCTGCAAGGATATGTTTGTTATAATTACCTGCCTTGATGGTTGTGTTTTTGTTTATATCAATTTCTTTGGACACGTTCTTATCTAGTTTCCTAGCTGTCCATACTGATATGTTTAAGTCAATTAAAACTGCACTACTTGCTATACTGATACTCATTTGTTCTCTCCTTTTTTAGTGTATTGTTTCATTATCGATTGGTGCAAGACTTTGTCCTATTTCGTCCCATGCCTTATCTAGCGTTTTAAAGAACGCTTGTTTGGGTGCTTCACAATTATGTGCTGCGATTATCAATGCCGTAGCTAAAGCATTGAGCACTTCATGAGTAGATAACTCACCTTCTGCTAACAGATTTTTTAATATAACTTCTGCTCTCATATTGGCTTCATTCATTTTTTCTAACCATTCTATTTTTTCTTGTTGCGTCTTTATATTACTCATTTGTTTTCTCCCTTAGTTATTATTCCCACGATTTAATTTCTCTTACTTGAATAGGCATTACACCTAACTCTCGTTTCTCTAGTTTTATTAAGAAGTCTTCCATAAAAAGAGATAGCTTTTGTTCTATTTTCATAGTTTTTCTAACGATCTTTTTATACTCACCCAAACGATATGCACTTATACTACCTTTGGGTCGTTGCTCATCAGCTGTTTTTATGTTTTCATCTAAAGCTTGAAGCCACCATTCACTTGGGTTATTCTCAGATATTTTTAACATTGAGCAAGCTTGCTTGATGGCTTCAAAGAAAGGATGACCGTTGGGAATGCCACGCCATTTAATATCGTATGTATCATACAGAAAGTATGAGTATGGTGTCCCTGATGTATCTTGACGGCGTATCCATCTAGCCAAGTGTGATGTCATAGATGTTCCTCTTGATATACACCCTGTGCGTATTTGTTTTACAATGTTTCTAATTTGCGTATCTGTAAACTGATTAAAGTCTACATCTAGTGTGATTGATTTAGCATAGTCTGCTAAAGCATTTGGTATAATTACAGGCATTTCTCTCTCCTTATGTTATGAACATTTCAAACAACTGTTTGATTTGTTCGTTAGTTATCAATGTGTATTGTCTTACCATGTGGTGATGTGATGTGCTTGGTTGTAATAGCCCATAGTGTAGGGTATTCCCAATTACCACCGAAGTCATCTTCCACATAACCATCTGTCAAAATAATGATAGCTTCAGGTTGTATGCGTTTATCTTTGATATACTGATTAACACACCCAACATGAGTGCCACCACCCCCTGCAGGTTTTGTTGACTGAACCAACGCTTTGTAATCACCTTGATTGTATGTCTCATGTCCTGCAACATTTGTATCCCAATACAACAACTCTATACTAGATGGGGATACATCATCACATATAGATACAACTTCTGTTAAGAACTCGTTGAGTTCCTTGTCACCAATAGAACCTGACGTGTCGATACCAATAACGACCTGACCAATAGCTTCACCTATCATGCTAGGCATGTATATGTCATGTCCAATGAAACGCTTGTGTGGTCGTTTCCATGATGTCTTGTCTTTGTTTTTACAAGTGCTGTTTACAAAATCACGCAACTGTTCACGCCAATCTACTTTCGGTTCAAGTATCTCGCTGATACTTCTGTTCTTATTACCTTGCATCTTGCCACGTATAATCTCACCTTGACGTAATGCTTGGTCTATCTGCTTGGCTACTTCTTTAGTTTCTTCATCAGATAAACTTTCGGCACCTTCCCAATCATGAGTATCATGTCCTGCTTTATCACCTTCACCATCTCCTTTATCATTTTGTTTGAGTAAGTCAAAGATTTGTTTGGTAGTCATACCTTTGTATTGTTTATCATACAAGGCTGACGATGGCATTGAAGTAATCTCACCATGCTCATCAGCTTCAATGATAGCGTTATTCACAACATAGTCAGCTGCCATGTTAGCGAGCATTGGATTTTGTTTCCATAGCTTTTTCCACAGGTGCATATGTTGGTATGCTTTGTGTAACGCTTCATGCAAGACTACAAAGTTTAGTTGCTTATCATCTAGTGTTTTGATGAAGTCAGGGTTATACATAACATCACGACCATTGGTTGCAGCCGTAGGTAGTTCATCTGTAAAGTTCACCTTGCCCACCGATAACACACCTGCAAACATACAGAACTGTTTGCTACGCATTATCGCTATGTGGGACTTCGTGACTCTTTGTTCACTTGTTAGTGCCATGTTATCTCCTAGAAGTATTGGTTATTCTTAACTGCCCAATCAACGAATGATTTGTTTTGAGCCGCGACTTGTTTACGTGATGATGCCATGATGTTTACAGCAAACAACGCTTGTATCTCCATAGGTAAACGTTGTAAGTATGTCAACCATGCATCCATATGTTCCTCTGTGATACTCATGAGTTCTCGCATTACAAGAATTACACGAGCCGCAGGGTCAGAAGGAACTTGTGCTTTCTCAGGTTCTTTGTAGATACTTTCTTTCGTAGGTAGTCCATCAGCAAGACTAAAGAACGCTGACATGTCACGAGCAGCTGACTCACCAAGTGTGCCTGTGAGTGCAACCATAGTAGTATCTTCACCTAGTATGTGACGTTCTTTAACAATGAACGATGCCTTTTCCAATGAACGTGGAGATACAAATGCCTCTTGTTGTTTTCTAGGATTGTATATATACATGTTCTCTTTCTGTGACTCATCGGTGTAACAGGCTAGTGCATGGGGGAATTGTTTAACCCAAGCTACAACTTCAGGTGCGATGTTATTATCAATAGCCCAATTAATCCATTCGTCATCGTTAGGATTGCGAACGATAACTGCCGTCAGTCTGTTCTTGGCATGGGCTTTCATGGTATCGCCTACACCATCTGTTGTTAGGTTACCTGTAGAATAAACGATCGAGTCGGGGTGAAACTTAACTGCACCGAGTCTGCGTTCTAGCATGACAGGTAGTAGCATGTTCTTGACAGGCTCACTAGCTTTAGTAATCTCGTCAAGCATAATGATGACAGGCTTGTTGTCATGAATAGCAAAGCGTTCATTCGGATAGAATGTTGTTGTCTTTGTATCATGGTTCATGGCAGGCATAGCTAGGTCGCCCAAATCTAAGTCTGCACAATCAATATACACAGGTGTGTGGTTAGGAAATCTAGTCGCCAATGTTTTAAGTATTGATGACTTACCAATGCCAGGTTGACCTTTCAAGTGAACTGTGACATGTTTACCGACTGACGCAATTAATTCTTCTGCTTGTTTCAAACTGATTTCTTGTTGCATGTTGCTCTCTCCTTATGTTATGAACATTTCAAACAAATGTTTGATTTGTTCGGGTTAATTTACTTCTAATAAAACTTGTGGGTTTTCTATCTTAATCATCTTATCTAAATATCTTTTAATCATACCTATGTTGCAATAGTAATCATATTTAGTGCCATTCCATCTGTTATGTTGGCATTGTCTTATCATGTAGTAGTATGATAGATAAGTTTTATCTTCATCAGCGAGCATAGCAAGGATATGTTCATACCCCGTTCCATGATAAATTTGCTCACTTAACTTCGGGTCATTTTCTAAACCTTCACTATTAAGTTTTAGCATGGTGTCTGCATACTTTAAAAACTTTCTATATGGCTTACGCAATTCACGCATCTGACTTGCATCAAACCTATACTTCACAGCTTTTTCAAACTGTTCAGGATACAATGCTTCGTTTTTATAACTTATTGAATACCACTTATTAGCGTTCATGTAATAGTTAGCATGGCTTAACCATACTTCACATTCAATCTGATTGTTCTTGACCATTGGACTTCTAGTAAATGGTGCAGGGACATACTTCTTATGTTCAAACTCATACAATCTATTACCACTAATATATCCAACAAAATACTGTGTGCTTGTTGATGGATAACCACCTAGCGTTATCTCTTTGTGTGTTGGATAAAAGGCTACCAATGGTGTGTCATAATATCCTGCGATATAAACTTCAACACCATCTTGTATCTCTTGACGTAACCATTTCTCTTTTTCGTATCTATCACCCAATCTACGCACCGATTGGTTCTCACCACGCACAGCAGTTCTACTTGCAAATATTTCTTTTGCATTTTCATACGTTTCAATACGAGGCATGTTATATACATTGATATGAAAGCCCATGTTATTCTCCCTCCTTTAAGTCATAACCTCTGTTCATCCAACTAACGAACTTCATGTTTTCTAACCAATCTTGTAGGCTAGGTATCCACCCACCACAATCTTCTTTAACATGTTGTTCACCGATAAGTCTTACAGGCACTTCACGCCCATCACTATTCACAATGAATAACCCAAATTGTCTTTCACATTCAAAGATACCTTGTGAGTGATGTCTGATTGCCCTGTGTCTTGCATCAGCAAAACATTCTTTGGTTGCATCAAACCAATCATGTATAGGTTGGTAGTCAGCTTCAACACCTCCCCACTTCTTTACAGATGTTTTAGAATGGTAATGAGTATTCATTATTCTTCCTCCACATCTTCATCATTTAAATCAAAGTCATGGTCTTCTGTGGTCATGGTGTTCACACCAACATTTAAGTAAATGTTTGGGGGGTTTTCTGTAAAATCTATTGTCAGTTGACCTTGACCACCTTCGTTGTTATACCAATCCAACCCTGTTTGGTCTAATGCTCGGTAGCACAAGTCTTCCAACACATCAACAAGCGTTGTATTTTCTGTTATTTTTTCTTGATGACCGTAAGTCATCTTTGTCCATGCAATCATATCCGTAGGTATGTCATGCATCTCGTCATGTTTATCTCGGTAATAAACGCCTTCAACTTGTCCGTCATCACCACCACCTCTAAACTCTACATACACTCTCTTTGCACCTAGCAGATTTAACTGCGTTAAGAGTGTTTCTTTTTCTTGCTTACTCGGGAATACATTCACGATGCTCTCTCCTTAAATAAAAATGAACAAATCAAACAGATGTTTGAAATGTTCGGTTAAAAAACAACTACACTTACTACCCTTACTAAAACCTTTTTACATTCTAATATTATACCACAATGGTTGACTTTGTCAAGTTTTATGGTAAAATTTTTTACTTGCTTTTGTGCGAACTATTTAGCCCTTTGAGCAATTCTAAATCGGTTACAACAATGTAATTACTCTTTGGCATAGGCACAATGGTGTGTTTATAATTGACTGCATGTCGCTCACCACATGTTAAGCATGTCTTATAACCCAACGCATACCTAGCGTCAGCTACATCACCACCACATTCAAGGCATTGTCGCATACTTTCTTCCTTTCTTTGTTAATCTGTAATAACTACCCCATCTATACTTGTCGGTAGGAAACTGGTCTTCTTCCTCTATATACTTTTTACCCCTAGCTATATCAAAGGCTACGAAATCATCTTCATAGGCATCTGAATGAAACACCCAATTATCACCATGTATTATTATCCACCTTAACAGAAATGATTTAACTATGTTAACTTTGGGGGTCATGTATATACTCTCTTGTATTTATATTCCACGTGCGTGTTATGGCATAACGCCTAGCCTCTAACTCTGTGCGTGGTGTTGCAAACTGAAAATAATTTCCTGTAAAGAATTTATTCTTTTCGATCGTTTCCCAATTTGCGTTATTCGCAAACGCATTAAATACTTTTTGCGTCATTTGCAATTCTCCTTTTTAGTATAAAGTATCCCTGTTGCTCTAGGTATTTTAACCTATGCCAATTCGTTATTAGTTTATTACAAAGTTCTTTCTGTGTGATACTAGGTTGTGCTTGTAGTATCTCGTTAACTTTGTGGGATAGTTTCCTGTCATCTAACTTTGTATACATTAAAACAAACACTCTCCTACTAATTCATATAAATCTTCTTTAACTTCTTTAACTTCTTTAACTACTTCTAACTTGATGACATTCTTACCTTGTTCTTTGTGCCACTTTGCTTCTTTCGGTGTCCATCTATACTGACGCAAGACTTCGCCGTCATCATCAACGACTGCATAAGTAAAAGGTATTGACATCACACTCTCCTATATTGTCTATAAACTCTACACATTTTATTCCCCATCATTACATTATAAAAGTTACATCGTATGATAGGTTTGTTTTGTGCTATTAAATATTGTTCACCTACTACTTGCACGCTTGCTTGTGTTGCTACACTTGTAGCTACGCTTGTAGCAAAAGACGCACAACCACTACAAACCATTATAAGCATCAGCAAGACGCTTGGCATTATTAGTCTTATTAGTTTTAGCCCTGTCATGTGCGTATTTAGCATAGTTAGCATCTCCCATGTAATAAGCGAGTAATGTTTTAAACGCTTGGTCAATCTCATAAAAGTTAGGTTCATCAGGAAAAGTTTTATTAACTTCAAACCCACTCTTTAATCCTACTACTAATATGTCGTCTACTTGTTCATCTGTTAATTTAATCTGCACTTGCATACTTCTCTCCTTTTTGTTTATAAAAAATAAGATTAGACCATTTAACTACTGGTTCTAATCTATGCCATGACTTCGGTTTACTTATGGTGGTGTCATGGAAATTTGTTGCACCATAACTATAATCAACCTCCAACCTATGTAATACTCTATACGCCAAATCAAAATAGTATTGTCGTATCACCGAAGGTGGTTGCACTAACCCATACCAACTAAATTGATATGGTCGTTTCATTTCATTACACACATTTTTATGATTAAATTCGGCTCGCCTCATCAACACATAGCCGACAGCAATTTGACCTTCACGAGGTTCTGTTGCTGACTCCATGTATATGGTCGTGGCGAGACAAAGTAAAGCTTGGTCAATCATACTGACCTCCTTTAAATATGTTTATACGAGTTTAAGTTTAGTCTAGAAGTAGACTAGTGTGCCTTTGAAAAAAAGGTATTGAATGTTTGTGTCATAGATTTCTCCTTTGTGATTAGTCTTCGCAATTACCACCAACGCATGATATATTGTTTAAGATTTCTTCTTCAAGCGATGCTAACGCATCTTGTTTCTCAATGTCTAATGCTTTGGCATTGAGTTCTGCATACATATCTTTAGTATACGGCTCATACCTTACCATCAAATCAGCGTCAGCACAAGCATTTACATAGTCATCAAACAAAAATCTTGCGATTGTATTGTCAGGTATTGACATGACGATCGTTACTTTACCCATCATTATATCCTTTCATTTGTTCACGGATTTGTTTTACTCTTTTTCTCATCTCTCGTCTATTGTCTACACGAGCCAATCTATATTCATGTTCTAATATGCCTATCCAATCTTTAAGCAAGTCCATACGCATAAGCCCATCATGGTATGCCCTAAAGTTTTCTAGGTTTCCTACATCACCTTCACCTGCATTGAAGTCAGCTTTAAGTGTTGGCTTAGGGTTATAACTCATAGTTCTCTCCTTTGTTAATATATAACTACACCTCTTTCTGATACAACTTTTCTAAAGTATTCAGGGTATTTCTTTTTCATTGTGCCTGTAAACTCAGCTAGATTTTTTATATACTTCATCTTGTCTTTGCTTTTGGAAAAGCTATCAGGTGCTAACCCACTACCATACGTCTTGTATTGCTCACGTAAATAGTCAGGCATTTTAATTCTTAAGTTCGCACCTTCTGTTTTCATGTCGTAAATCTTATCTGATACTTCTTTACTCATTTGTTTCTCCTTTGTTTAAAAATTCCCTGCCGTTTGGTGCTATTTCTATATGCCACAAAGAAATATATACATTCTTTTCCTTGATGTTTATATAGTGTTTGTTGCAAGCATAGTTAAAGTATATATGCTCATCATACTCAGAGTTATCAACATCATACTCATTGGTCAATAACCACTTAGTCATATACTCATTCATGCGAGTCCTAAAGATTGGCATGTCATACCACCTACCTATTTCGTTAACTTCGTGGGTGTCTGACATAATATCTTCTTTCGTTTAAGCATTGGTCTTCATAACGCAAACACTCAATACACGCTTTGTCTATGAGTAAATCTTCATAGTGTCTTTCAGTATACAACACATATCTAAAAAAGTCCAACTCGTGTCTTGCCCAATCAATGAGTCGGCGTTCTGTTTCATATGGTTTATATTGATTGATTTGCTCGTAGAGTCTTACCCATTCGCTATCGTCAAACGTGTCAAGTATATCGGTAACACGATAGTTCTTGGTTTGCGTTCTTACCATTTCTTTTATTTGGTCTATGTTCATCTCAACACCATGACAATGAGTAGAAACACAGAGATACCCCAAGATACTACTTCACTAACTATCAGTCTGCGATAGCGTGACTTCGGAATGGTTACATACTCACTCATGTATATTTCTCTATCGTATTTCATTTGTTTAACTCCTTCATTGATTGTTTGATTTGTTTTTTAATCTTATCCATATGCAATTTTAAATCTTGCATTTCTTTTTCATATCTAATTCTTGATTGGCGTTTTTGTTCCATCCAAATAACCTGACGGCATAAAAACCCACAGACAAAACCAATTAATACATACGCTACCATGCTTGTTCCTTTCTGAGTGATACTTCGTGGTTGATTGATTGATATATTGCTCTGAACATTTCCAACGGATGTTTGATTTGTTCGGGCTTTTGTTTGCGATACGCTTCAATGACTGCCTTGACATTTTCTCGGTCGATGCTGTCATAGTCATGTATGTTTTTATAGTATCTCTTGACTGCTCGTTCTACTTCCCATAACTTATATGATTTACCTTGACTGCAATATTGTGGAAAGTCACGATAGAAAAAGAATACATAGTCAACAAAGTCTTCGTATCTAAATTTAAAGCGTAGGGTGTTACTAGCATTTAAAACATTCATTATTTTTCCTCCCATTTATCGTTGCGTTTAACATATATGTCATATGTTTCGGTATAGTCCCAATCACACATACGCATATTACTTTCATCTAGCAGTCTTACTAATTCTTGGTGGGTTATGGTGGCTTTATCTTTCAATGACATATTTTGATACTCTTCAAACTGTTTGCTTAATTCTTCATACAAGTCATTGTCATCGTCAATACCTTCTAATGCCCAACTCATAACATAGGTAAATTTACCATCGTCATGGAAGTCTTCATCACCGAAGGTGACATGTAAGTTAGGCACTATTAAAATCTCTTCACCTGTTTCTTTGTTTATATAACTCATCACTCTCTCCTTAACAAAGTGAACAAAGTCAACACTTGTTTGATTTGTTCGGGGTTAAATGTGCAAAAACATGAAAGGCAATTAAGTCGCTCTTTCATTCTATAATTATACCATAATGGTAGACATTGTCAAGTTTTTAGTCAGGTTTTTAGGTCTTTATTTCATCACGTATAAATAAGTTTATAGGTGTTTGTTTTATGGGTTTTGGGGGATTGAGTTTTGAAGAGTGAGATTGGGTTGACTGTGTATTACTTTTTGCCGTTTTACGTTCCAATACTAACTCATTGATTTTATTAACTTTGTTAACTTTGTGGCTACGTGTTTTTGGGATATTGGAACGCGATAAGTCATTGATTTATAAGTAAAAGAACGTGACTTGTCAAGAAGTGGACTGTATTGGAACACGATAAGTCATTGATTTTATTATAAAAGAACATTGGAACGTGGTTTTTGACATTTGCGTGGCTGGGAGAAAAGAGAGCATAAAAAATAAAATTGCAATCCACAAAGTTAAATAAATTTTTCTGGCGAAACAATTTTCATTTTTTAACGTTCCAATGTTCCAATACAAAATAATTAATAAAAACAATAACTTGCTATTTTTTAATCAATTCGCTAAGTCATTGATTTTATTATAAAAGAACATTGCACAAAAACGTAAGTCATTGATTATTAAATAAAAGAACGTGGTCGTGTTCCAATACAATGCTTTTACGTTCCAATGCAGTCAAGAAGTGGACAATGTTTTTTAGGCGTTGGCTTAGGCTTAGGCTTACTCTTTTATAACGGTCATAACTACGGTCACACCAAGTTAACGGAGTTAACTTGGTGAAATCAGGGCGAAAAAAAAGCCCTAGTTTTTACGCTAGGGCTTTGTGAGATTAAGTTAACTTGCTAGGGCTTTTTTAACTTTGTCTTCATTTTGTAA